TCTGATGTTGGCGGAGGCGCGGCAGTTAATAGAATCGCTTTAGGCAACCAAGTCAACTGTGCAAGCAACAATAGAATTACAGTAGGTGCAGGTTCTAATGTTGCAAGTCTGGAGCTAGATGGCTCTGACACATCATGGGCCGCGTCATCAGATGAGCGTTTAAAAGAAAATGTTACAAACAGCACTGCTGGACTTTCATTTATTAATGATTTAAGACCCGTTACATATAACTGGAAAAAGGCAAAAGACGTTCCTAGTAATTTGCCGCAGTATGTTGAAGGCTCTAATGAACCTTGCTTAGGCCATGTTTACGGAACAGAGCTACACGGCTTTATTGCGCAAGAGGTAAAAGCGGCTTTAGACAATCATCCAGAAGTCAAAGACGGTCAAGCTATTTGGCAGACAGATGACACTACTGTTCAAACATTAGCACCTGCCGCACTTGTACCCATGCTTGTTAAAGCAATCCAAGAACTTACCGCCCGTATTGAGGCACTTGAATCTAACTAAGGAGTTAATCCATGACTGACGAAGCAAGAACCGCTGAACAGCGCACACAAGACTTTACTGCTATGGGCCATAGCGTAGACCTAATCAACGACATCGTTGCTGGTAACCAAGACGACTTGGAAGCCGCAGACCGTCAAGACACAGTTGACCGTAACGTGGCTCACCTTGAGCTTATGGTTGCCAAGACTGACTGGGATGGCGAAGACATGACAAGTGCCAATGCCGCTATCACTTCAGGGCAGGGTTACACTGCCGCCTAACTTTAACCACAACTAGGAGTAACGACGATGGGAAAAAATGAAAAGACCCCAATCACCGTGAACGACAAAGAGTATTACGTTGAAGATTTTACCGATCAGCAGCAGCTACTCTTAAACCATGTAAACGATCTAGACCGCAAGTTGGCGAGCGCTAGGTTTAATGTTGATCAACTAGCAGTTGGCCGTGATGCCTTCATCCAGCGCTTAGCAGATGCGCTCGAAGAGGTCACCGATGCTGACTACGCTGAGGTTGCTGATCAGGAGGATTGATGCCTCTCATAACTCTGGATATCCCACCGGGGATTGTACGGAACGGAACAGACCTAGAGTCGGCAGGTCGTTGGAGAGATGCGAGCCTAGTTAGATGGCGTAACAACTCTTTGCGACCTATCGGCGGCTGGGATACCAGAAAGTCTGCGGCGGCATCTCAACCGCCTCGCGGCGCTGTTACGTGGCTAGATAACTCAGGCGACATCCACTATGCCTTTGGTACTGCGGACAACCTGTATACCTCGCTAGATTCCAACACGATCGTTGATATCACGCCTACGGGGCTGACCTCGGGCAATGTCGATGCAGTTGAGAACCTCGGCTTCGGCGGTAATTTCTACGGCGGTGAATATTACGGTACAAGCCGGGTTGCTGGCGTGCCTACGGAATGTACTACGTGGTCGTTGGATAACTGGGGCGAGTATCTAGTTGCGTGCTCTAGCGATGATGGCAAGCTTTACCAGTGGCAGCTCGATAACGCTACAGATGCGGCTGTTGTTGCAAATGCACCGACCGGCAATACATCTATTCTCGTAACCGAAGAGCGCTTTGTCTTCTGTCTTGGTGCTGGCGGTAATCCTCGTAAGGTGCAGTGGTCAGATCGAGAAGACATCGATACGTGGACACCTTCTGCGACCAATGAGGCCGGTGATATCGAATTGCAGACGTCCGGCAAGATCATGCAAGGCATCCGTATTCGTGGCCGGGCATTGATCATTACAACCACTGACGCACATGTGGCATCTTATTCTGGGCCACCGGTAGTTTACGGCTTCGAGCGTGCTGGTACGGCGTGTGGCGGTATATCGCGTGCATCAGCCGTGGCAGTAGATGAGGGTGCGTTCTGGATGGGCCAGAAGTCGTTCTTCATTTATAACGGCTCCGCAGTACAAGAGATCCCATGTGATGTCGCAGACTACGTGTTTGACGATATCAACAACTCGCAGGCGTCAAAGGTCTGTGCAGTGCATAACTCACAGTATGGTGAGGTTTGGTGGTTTTACCCATCGCGAGACTCTCAAGAGAACAACCGCTACGTCTCTTATAACTACCAGCAACAGTTTTGGATGATCGGTCATCTATCTCGCACGGCAGCAGTCGATCGCGGCGTGTTCCGATACCCTATGTGGTTCGATGCCGATGCAAATGTCTTTAACCATGAAGTCTCTCTGTCACACGATGGCGATGAGATTTTTGTGGAGAGCGGGCCTATCTTTGTAGGCGAAGGCGAGAACGTCGTGCGTGTCACTGAGGTGATACCTGATGAAAAAACGCAGGGCCAAGTCACCGCTACATTTAAGACGCGCTTCTACCCTAACGCCGCAGAAAGCTCTCACGGGCCGTTTACCATGACCAACCCTACCAGCGTAAGGTTCACCGGCAGACAGCTCCGCATGAGGCTTACAGGCAGTGATTTGACTGACTTCCGTGTAGGCAATATGAGACTAGACGTTAAGCCCGGAGGACGTCGGTGAGCGGTGGCGCTTCACCTCCACCTCCCGGCGGCCCAGAGTGGAAGCCTTGGGGTGAGCGACTAAACGACTACCTAAATCGGGTGCGCTCGCAGCTCGCATATAAAAACGCAAGCTCTAGCGCGAAAGATGACGGTGTTATCTTGTGGGACTCTACAGGCTACCCGGTCGTCTCTAGCGGCGGTGAGTTTAAGCAGATCGTTTTAGCGGATGGTCATGGCGACTTTGCCATCACGTCTGATTATGCCTACGCCGCGGCGGATACAACGTATGAATTAACCTACACTGCGGGGAGCAACAACACGGGCCTCACGCAAAGCGGATCACAGATAGCATTTGGTGAAGCTGGTTATTACTTGGTCAGCTTCTCTGCGCAGATCTTCTCGTCAAGTAGTAGCACTGTGGAGTTCGCATTTTGGCCGAAGATCAACGGAACTAACTTAGGCGGCAGCACGATTAGGACGGCGCTACACGGCAACTCAGAGACCACAGTTGTAAGTCGAACGGCGATTATCAAGGTCGATGCAGATGACTACCTTGAGGTTGCAACGGCGGCAGATAGTACAAGCGCGTCATTAAAAGCGTTTGCGGCAAGCGGCATTTCGGATGAGCCAGCATGTCCTGCGACGACTTTAACAATCATACGAGTCCATAGGTGATATAATTGGCAACCATAGTAGAAGAATTAGTGCGGTGTCAGTCTTGGTTAGAGGCAGCTTTAGAAAGAGCAAATGGCACGCACACTATCGAAGACGTGGTTGAGGCTGTTGCGGAAGGAAGAATGCAGTTTTGGCCGGCACCACGAGGATGTGCGGTAACAGAGATTATTAAGTACCCCAACAAGAAGGTTTTACATATCTTTTTAGCTGGGGGTGAGTTAGATCAGATCGTAGATATGGATAGTTCTGCGGCTGATTTTGCACGAATGAACGGTTGCACTGCTATGACAATCGCGGGACGCAAAGGCTGGGCTAGAGTGCTGAAGGACAAGGGCTATGAAGAAGCCTACACAGTATTAGCAAAGGAACTTTGATATGTCAGGTGGAAAAGGCGGCGGTCAAACGACACAGGTAGAGATACCACCGTTCATTGAGCAAGCGGCAAAGGAAAACCTACGGCGAGCACAAAAGACGGCTGGCATGGGTTATTTGCCCTACTACGGCCCGGAAGTAGCGGCATTCTCTCCCTTACAACAGCAGGCCATGCGCGCCACTGGCGGTGCAGCAGAGGCTTTTGGTTTGGCCGGCCCCGGCTTTGACCCACTAGCAGGTATGCCTCGCGCTGATTTCTATGACGGTGGCTTGAGGGGATATGGCTCAGGTGGATTACTAGAAGAGGCGCTAGGTGAGCTTGCGACACGCAGCCCAACTCAGTTTGCTGCTTATCGAAACTTGCCCACCCTAACGCCACCTGTAGCGGGCGAGCCTCCTGCCCCTAGAGACGGTGGCTTTTTCCCATCTCCCGGTAGCGGTGAAGGCGTAAGCACGTTCCCCTTCGGAAATCCTTTACAGCCCGGAGGCG